TAAGTTAAGTATTGTACGAAGTATGAGTACCAGAGAAGCAGATCATGGTCGTGGTCGATATTATATGCACACAGGATATGTTCCTTCTCCTACTATTGATTATCCTAGTTATGGAAGCGTTATATCTCATGAATTAATGGATCAGATTCCATCGTTAGAGATTCCTCCGTTTGTTAGTGTTGGTGGAGGTAGTGTTGGGCCAGGATTTTTAGGAATGAGTTATGCTCCATTTGTTGTTGATAGCAATGGAAATATTCGTGATCTAAATATGGGTATAGATCAGCAAAGACTCAATCAAAGATTAACAATGTTGAAATCTATAGAAGATCAATTCATATCTCAAAAACGAGGAGATTTTGCTAGTGATCATCTAAAGGTTCTAAGTAAAACAGTTAAATTAATGACTAGTAAACAGATGGAAGCATTTAAAGTATCAAAAGAACCAGCAGAAGTTAGGGAACGATATGGTAATACTGGTTTTGGTCGAGGTTGTTTAATGGCACGAAGATTAGTAGAGGCTGGTGTTCCTTTTATAGAAGTAGATTTGGGCGGTTGGGATAATCATGCCAACATCTTTGAAACACTAGAAAACAATAAACTTCCAGAATTAGATAAGGCTATGAGTGCTTTAGTAGAAGATCTAGATGACCGTGGACTTCTACAAGATACTGCTATTATATGGATGGGAGAGTTTGGTCGCACACCAAATATAAATGGTAATGGTGGTCGTGATCATTGGGCTAGAAGTTGGAGTGTTGTGGTTGGTGGGGCTGGATTTAAGGGCGGTGTGGTTGTTGGAAAAACAAATGAGGATGGTAAAGAAGTTATCACAGAACCATATAGTTCTCAAGATTTAATGGCTAGCGTCTTAAGTAGTTTAGGAATATCTCTTGAAACAACCTTCACATCTAAAAATGGCCGACCAATGAAGATAGCAAACAGCGGTAAAGTAATTAAGGAGCTTTTTTAAGGAATTATTATGTCATATTTAAATACTCCTATACCAGTAATTGGTGGATATGTTCGTGGCAACTTTTTGAGAAACCAAGAAGATTCTTTTGATAAAAAGTTTCCATGTTATATTTTTGGCATGACTTCAATACCAGCACAAGCACCACTTTTCCATTTTATTATGGAGGATGGTGGTTTATGGTGGAGGATGCCGATCCATGCTTTTTGTTGGAAAGAAGATAGTCCACAACAGGAATTAGATGAATTGGTTTTGTGGGATTCATTTAGTTATCATGTTTCAGTTACTTCTTATCCGGTATTAAGAAATCATACTTGTAAGTTTATTTCACGCCGACGAGTAGAATATACTGGTCGCTATTTGTTTACTCTTGATTGGGCAGGATCAACAGATAGTGGGGACACAGATTTTACTCTTAGTGAATTTCCATCGCAACATAAATGTGGACATTTTATTAAAATGGATAATGGTAACTTTGCTATTCAGCCTAACAATAGATTAGTTATGCACGATCCCTCTTTTACAATTAAAAAAGATTTGGTGATCCACAGAAAATATAATGAAACTCTATGGACAGCAGAAAGAAACATGAGATGGGTAACTCCTGACACAGACATTATGGATTATGATCATACCGATTTAGATAAAGGAGAATCTAATCAGGAAAGATCAAAAATGTATAATGAGATTGATCAAAAAGATCAAAAATAATTATGCCGCGTAAAGTATGTTTATATTGTAAGAAAAGAAAGAATCTGAAATCTTTTCCTAAACACATATCTCATAAAGACAATCTAGATAGCAGATGCCGATCCTGTATCAAAAAACATACTAAAATAAGAAATAAACTTCATAAAAAAGCCCCACCAAAACCTAATGATTGTGAATGTTGTCATATAATACCAAAAAAATGGGTACTAGACCATAATCATACTAATGATAGTTTTAGAGGATGGTTATGTGATAGATGTAATACTGGTCTTGGTAAATTTAATGATAATATTGATGGTATTATTAATGCTTTAGAATATCTGTGTCAAAAAGAAGGATTAAATGAAAATCAAAAATATCGCTTGATCAAAATTATTTCTGCTCATATAGTTAGCGAACATTTAAATAAATTACAGTTGAACGACTTGACAAGCCGATAAGTGTGTGGTATACTGGATTATTCACACAAGGAGACTTTAGATGACTCACGATTTTGATTATGTTTGGGGAATGGTTCGTGATTTGAGGGCTACTAGCAGCACAAAGGACAAGGAAGGAATTATTCAAGATTATTGTCATATCAATAATACTGGTGCTGTGTTTACCAAGAAAATTCTTCTCTATACCTACCATCCATTGTGGCAGTATAATATTACTAGCGACAATCTAAAGAAAAAGAATCATCTGGTTGCACGAAAGAATGAATATAAAAATTTCTTTACTTTGCTGGATGATCTCAAGAGTCGTAAAATTACTGGGCATGATGCTATTGCTGCTGTGAATAGTTTCGTTGAACAGTATTCTGAATACGAGGAACTTATCCACTGTGTAATTGATAAGGATTTGAAAACCCGTGCTGGTGACAAGATTATAAACAAGGCAATTCGTGACCTTATTCCAGAGTTTAGTGTTGCTCTGGCAGATAAGTATGAGCCTAAACTTGTAGACTGGAAGGATGGATGGTATGTTAGTCGCAAGATCGACGGTGCTAGATGTATTGCTGTTGTTGATTCTGATGGGAACGCTACTTTGTATTCCCGCACGGGAAAAGAATTTGATACTCTTGGCGTTGTTGCTAATGGTATTAAGGCTCTTGGCATTACAAATATAGTATTTGATGGTGAACTTTGTCTAGTAGACGAAGATGGTAATGAAGATTTTCAAGGGGTTATGAAACAACTCAAGAAGAAAGATCATACTATTCCGAATCCGTCTTTTAAGATTTTTGATATGATCTCTCACGATGAGTTTTATAGCAAAACAGGAGAAAAGAATCGTCCTTATTCTATCCGCTATAATAACCTTTCTGAAGTTATGAAAAACAACGAATGTCCATGTCTTACTGTTCTTTATCAAGAATTGATTGAAGATGATGAGCATTTTGCTGAGTGGACTGTTACGGCAAAGAATGATGGTTGGGAAGGCGTGATGCTTCGTGCTGATGAACCATATAAAGGCAAGCGAAGTAAAGACCTACTCAAAGTTAAAAAGTTTTTTGATGATGAGTATGAAGTAGTAGATGTTGAAATGGGGCCATTTAGATATGTCTTGAATGGAAGAGAACATGAAGAAACCATGCTTAGTTGCGTGATGATTAAGCACAAGGATAATATTGTTAGGGTTGGTAGTGGATTTGCTATTGACCAAAGACAAGAGTTTTATCAAAACCCTAAAAAGATTCTTGGACAAATTATCACAGTCCAATATTTTGAGGAAACTAAAAATCAAGAAGGTGGTATTAGTTTGCGTTTTCCAACATTTAAAATTCTACATGGTGCTGCGAGAACCGTTTAAAGAAACGAGTCTTGACAAACCGATACCAGTAGTGTAGAATCACAGCATACCCATTGGAGAAAACCATGATTGTTGAAAACACTGTTATTCAGATTCAAAATACAACTCTTGACAAGACGAAAGCCGATACTTTCTTTGCTACTTTTGCTAAAGATAAGGTGGTATCTTATAAAGAATATTGGGAGAGTGTGCGTCCACAAAACATGGAGGATATTTTCCGTCGTTATCTTTTTGCATATTGCAGCGTTCACACTACATGGAAAGGCAATTGTGCCGGATATAATGCTATCAAGAATTTTGATGAATGGCTTGGTGATGAGAATATTCTGAGAGAAAAACTCCACAAAAGTGGTGTGGGTCTACACAATAATCGTACAAAATATATTTGGGATTTTGCCACAAAGTTTTGGGATAATCCTAAAGATTTTTATTTTACTACCAAAAAGGGTCATGTCAAGAAGCGTGATGAAATCGTAAACAAGATTAATGGCATTGGTCTGGCTAAGGTTAGTTTTGCTCTTGAAATGATTCATCCTAATGAGGCAAGAGTTTTGTGCGGAGATGTTCATCAGTTGCGTCTTTACGATATGGAACATTTAAAGTACAATAAGAGCAAGAGTGGTACTGATTCTTATAAGAAGATGGAGCGTCATTGGGTTGTAAACTGTGGCAAGCATAAGGTTCCATCATATATTGCTCGTTCAATCTACTGGGATGCTTTGCAAAATAAAGAAGATAGTCGATACTGGAGTTTTGTACTTGAAAGTTAAAATTATCTAGTTTTACAACTGACCATCCAGATGATACTATAAAGTAGTCTAAACCAAAAACGAGGCTACTCATGTTAAACAAAGATTTTTACAATGGATTAGTCAAAGACTAGTAAATAAATACAATGAAGATCCAAAAATTGTTCTTCATATCAATGATCTAATTAGTAGACTTAATACCGAGATATCAACATATAAAGAATTAAGAACTGTAATAAATGAATCAGTGACTTGTTCTATTAGAAATCTACAAGAAATTCTAAACCATAATAACTCAGCCACGCTATTAATTAGAGAAAAAATATCTGAAGATAGAATCAAGCAAAATGCAGAGACTTTTGAATCTTTAGAAATAGATAAAATACTTAGGTAATAATTGTATGAGCCAAAACGGCAAGGGATCTAAAAGAAGGCCAAGACGGGTTGACCAAAAAACCTGGGATAAAAACTGGAAAAGAATTTTTGGTAATAAAAACAAAAAGTGTAATTAATAGTATCTCCAAACTATGGATACTTTTTATGATAATGAAAAATTTTGTAACAGATGAACTAGTCAATAAGGTTTATCATCTAACAAAAGCACTAAATCAGGCTAACGAGATAATTGCCAATCTAAAAGTTCATAATAAAGTTTTAACAGACGCTCTTGCTATTATGAGTAAAGACGAATTGAATTATAAAAATCAAATCGCTGAGTCTGGACTAAATAATATTTAATAAGGAATCTTGTCACAAACGAAAATAAATTCAAGGTCGAGGGTTGACAAGCCGATAACCTATGATAGAATGATAGTACAACACGGGTGGATGAGGTCGCGTGACCGAAACCGTGAAGTAAGTTTGGATTTTAATTTGGAGGTTGATTATGGCTGAAGTTACTAATGTTGAGAAGCAGAAGCGTGTTCGTTGCAGTGATGAGCAGTTTCTTGAGGCGGTTTATTCGTCCAAGACTTATGCTGAAATCGCTACAAAGACTGGTCAGAAGGTCGCTAGTACGATGGCTCGTTATGCTCGTACAAAGGCTGCTCTGGCTAAGAAGGGTGAGGAACTTCCTGCTATGGAACGTGCGAAGCCTACTAAGACAGTCGATAATATCGAGGCTATGGCTGAGATTGTTCGCCGTCTAAAGAAGGCTCACAACAACGGTTGAATCTAATTTGTAGTCGGCTATAATATGTCAGAGATAGAGGCACAACATAATCAACCTCAATCCAAGACTATTATAGTCGATTACTTTTTGGGAGTGTAGTCCAATGGCAGAGACAACGGACTTAAAATCCGTACAGTGTGGGTTCGACTCCCACCACTCCTACTTAATTAAGGAATAATTATGAATGAACATTCTGATCCTATTGAGTTTCTTATAGAATTTGCTTGGGCAAATGGTGCTGATCGTTTTGTGGTTAATAATGCCAAAGACGAGTTGAACAAACTCAAAGAAGATAATCAGCGTTGGCTAAGTTGTGAAAGCGAAGTTGCCAAGTTAAAAACAGAAAATCAAAAACTACAATCTATTTTTAATTATCCTGTTGCTTATGGTCTACTAAATGATAGAAATGATCTGTATGCTTTAAAACTAATGGATAATCCTTATAATAGTGATGACAAGGTTGTTGCCCTCTATTCTAATAGAGAAGAATTTTTATCTGGAGATTGGAAAGGATACGCTAGTTATGGTAAATATACCAAATAGGTTTTATCGGGGTATTGTTCATAGTGATCCAGATTTTAAACATCCAAACTTTCGTTTTGTATTAGTTGATACGGTAAAAGAAGTTCAGGATGAGGATGGCGAATGGTATTTGGATATCTTCCATGATGCCACAGAATTTCTAATGCACGATCATTCTCTAGAAAATGTTTTTTATGGAGTATATGGATCATATTGGATTGATATTCCAAAAGGCCCAATTAAATTGTGTGAAACAACGGATCTAAACGAAGCAATTCATGTTGCTCAAGAAATTATGGGTTCTACTATTATAGATAAAATTTATGATTAATACTGACTATCTTATAGACTATAGTGACTGGTTTGATGAGGGTGGATATTGTCAAGTTTACCCTATTAAAGATAAGAAGGGTTTATTATTCAAAGAGTTTCGAAATAAAAAAAAGGCACAACAGGCTTATACTATACAAAAAAAATTAAGCAAATTTGATCTGGCCCCGAAAATCTATAGTAAAGTATGTAAACTCAGTTTTGCGGAAGAAGATGGCGTAATTTTTTATGAAGATAGTGACTGGGGCTATGTTACTGAGTATGCAAAAACATACAAAGCAAATACTAAAATCTCAATGAGAGATATACAAAAACTTGTAGATGAAATTATAGAAAAAACAGGACTAAAATTTTGGGATTGCCATTGGTATAATATTGGTCTAATCAAAAGAAAAGGAAAATCAAAACTTGTGTGCATAGATACTGGTAAAGAAAGTTTTGATGGTGAAAGCAACGCTTGGGGTAATCCTGACCCTGGCCCAAAATGTGGTTATTGTTTAAAATATAATTGTTCTTGTGAGGATTAACTATTATGCCTTATATTAATGAAAATGAAAGACCAGATTTAGATACTGCTATAGATATTTTAATTACATCTATTAAGGATACTAAAAGTAGCCTAAATAATCCCAATGATATGGCGAGTCATCTTGGTCGAATTAATTATAGTTTTAGTAGAGTTTTAGGAGGACTAATGGGATCTCCTTCTTATAATAAGATAGCGATGATAACTGGTGTATTAGAGAATATAAAACAAGAGTTTTACAGAAGAGTCGCCTCACCTTACGAGGATCAAAAAATAAACCAAAATGGCGATATTCGTGAATATCGACTCTTAAAATAGGAGAAAACAATGTCTAGAGACTTTGATGATATCTACAAGAAGATTGATCAATCACATAAAGACTTATATAAGCAAGATGAGGATATTATCAAGGATCAAAAAAAACTCACTAAAGATATTAATGAGATTAAAAAACAAATAAATGATATTAGTTTTAAAGTTGATCTAATGTTAGAAATATTAAATAATTTTACTATTATGATCTCAGAAGAAGAAGACCTGGAAGATGAAGAAGATTATGATGCTGATCAAACATGGGTTCCAGATGAGGACGAATGGCAAGATGATGAGGAAAACTAATGGCTAGTTTAGCATTGATGGCTGGATTAATATTTATTCTTGTTTTACTTGCTGGCCCAATTTGTTTTGTCATATCTAAAATTCCTTTTATACCAAATTGGATAAATATGATTTTGGGATTTTTAACTATGTTTATTGGTGCTTGGTGGTTTTTATTACCAATTGGACCAATTAGATTTTTAGGAGTAATTACAGTATTGTTGGGTTTCTACAGCATAAGGTCTAAAGTTGATGGGGCTTGACAACCGATGCTAGTGTGGTAGAATCACCGTATCACAGGAACGATTAAACACTTTTTTGGAGAACAGGAAATGAAGTTGGCAGACCGAACCGTTGAGGTTCACAGTGCTGGTATTAGTGCGTCGAATCAGTTTACGATTGCTCAAACCAGTAAAATGTTTAAGATTTTGTCGGACTCTCTTTATTCCGACAAGGTAATGGCAGTTATTCGTGAACTTGCCACAAATGCTTATGACTCTCATGTTAGTGCGGGCAACAAGAATCCTTTTCTTGTAAAGTTGCCTACTGCTGCTGATCCTAATTTCAGTGTGCGTGATTATGGCACTGGTCTTAGTCAGAAGGATATGGAGAGTCTGTATACCACTTATGGTGCTTCTAACAAGAATGATAGCAATGATTTTGTGGGTTGTCTTGGTCTAGGCTCTAAGAGTCCGTTTGCTTATACCAAGAGTTTTACCACAACTTCTTATTTCAATGGTAAGCAGTATACTTATATTGCGGCTATTGATGATGCTGGTGTTCCCACACTGAATCTTATTCATTCTACGGATACTTCTGAGCCTAATGGTTTGGAGATTAGTTTTGCTGTTAAGCAATATGATTTCCAAGAATTTAGTCAGAAGGCTATTAGAGTTTTTCATTATTTCCGAATGAAGCCCATTATTAATGGTGGCGTTCATTGGGATTTTACCAAGGAATATAGTCAGCGAAATGTTGTGATTGATGGTGATGGGTGGCGTGTTTGCCGACTCAATAATGACAACATGAAGTTTCCAAGTCATCATCATCGTATTCAGAGCGGCGTTATTGCTCTGATGGGTAATATTGCTTATCCTGTTGAGGTTTCTCATCTTGTTGGTGAGGAAAAGGCCGAAACACCAGATCATATTGCTAAGTGGAATCGTGCTTTCAATAAGGCCGATATTGCTTCGTGGAAGGCTTTCGTTGGCGAAATCATTGGTCAGGGTCTTTATCTTGAACTTGATTTCAATATTGGTGAACTTGAAATGGATGTTAGTCGAGAAGGTTTGCAGTATACTAAGAGTGTTGTAAAGGCTCTTAGAGAAAAGACACAAGATATTTTCTTGGAACTCAAGAAGAATTTTAGTGATAAGATTGCTGCTGCTACAACCAAGGTAGAAGCGATTACCACTTATTATCAGATGAATGATCTTGCTGGTGGTTGGGGCGTTGGTGCTAGTTGGACTGACGCATCTGGAAAGATTCATCCTATTAATAGTGGCGAAGATATTGAGTATAAACTCAAGAAAGACGAGAATCTGTATGTGTTCAACTATAGAACAGCGGGCTATCGTTCTCGTCGCATGGTTTATATGACAGATCGAATTCATCACGATACTCTTACTGGTAAGGGATATTCCTATTGGAATAGCAACAAAAAGTCTGGAAACATTAGATTTTTCTGGTGCGATATTAGTGCAGCAGAAACCGCTAAAAAGATTGTGACTAGGTATTGCAATCAGTACGATTGTTTTGCTTATCTGCTTGTTAATACTAAAGATCATACTGATGTGAAGAATAACTTTGCTGATCTTGTTGCTGATGTTGGCGAAAAGAATATTCTTGATGTGTCCGAATATCGTGATCTTATTAAGTCAACACCTAAAGCCAAGGGTAGTAAGGGCAGTAAGGGCAGTGTTAGTGACCAAGATATTTTCTTGATCTTTGGTGATCAGAAGAATACTAGTCCACTCAATTATGACTATAATGATGCTTCCTATATGCGTAGTCTTAGTACAGATCGTCTTAATGATCTAGAGGACGAAGATGAGATTGTGTACATTCCTATCCTAAGATATGGTACTGCTACTACTGATTATCCTTCCATCAATGGTTTGTATAGTCACAAAGACTTCTTTGAAAAATACAAGATATTTGATGACACAAATATTTATGCTATCAAGCATGGTGTGGTGGATCGTTTAATAAAGGAAGGGTACAACCTTGTGGACTTTAACACTTGGTTCAAGACTCGCTTGAAGAAACTTAACGATAGCAAGTTCAAGGATATTTATCAGTTTAATAGTCTTGTTGAACAGTGCAGGAATGAGTATAACTCAGACGATAAGATGAACCATAGTTATGGTAATGGTTATATTGATCGTCAGTTCCTATTCCATATGCTCAATATGTTCGGGCTTGAATATGCCGAGTTCATCAATAACAAGAATATTGTGCAAACTCTGGATAGTCTGATGATTCTGGAGTTCTTTGCGGATACTATTCATCGTAATGAGTTTGATATCGCTAAATTTAAGAAGGATGATTACTATGGTCACATGACCAAACTGTTGAGCGATTTTGGAATCAATGGTCTGGATAGTGCCAAGATTAAAGATACTAATGTTATCTATAATCAGATCAATCGTATCGTTGAGAGCATCTATGATAAAGACAAGGTTTCACAATACCAGAAAATTTTTAAGAAGGCAGATTCTGATAACGAGTATGTTGCTCCGAAGATCGCTGATCTTAGAAAAATGATTAAAGTGGAACTTGACAGTAATCCGATGTTCAAGTATATTATGTGTGTTACGCAAGTCAGTGGCAACCTGAGAGAATTGAAGAATATTAATCCTCTCAAGCAAAATGATTCTAACAGAGGCTACTACTATCGTGATAACAACGGTTGGTTTACTACGATTAGCGATGTTAATATGTTGAAGGTTCAATTCGGTCAAATTATTGGTTAATTTCACAGGAAAACAGGAGAAATAAAATGAGTGTTCCTTTTATGTGGGTTGATGGTAATCTTACGCTTGTTCTTAATAACAGGACGTATCAGGTTTTGCCGGATCATATTAATTACAAGATGATTCTTGAGGCGTTGCCAACAGCAAACGCTGATGAACTCTTGGAGATTGTGGATGTGGAAAAGGCTGTTGCTACTTTTAGTGATGGTCTTGTGGAGATCAAGAATGGTAAGGTTTTGTATGAGGGTGAAGAAGTTCACGGAAGTATTAGCAAGCGTATTCTTGAGTTTATGAGCAAGGGTCTGCCTTTCTATCCTCTCGTTAATTTCCTTCATAATCTCATGGAGAATCCTAGTATGCAAAGTCAAAAAGAACTTTATGATTTCCTTGAGCATGAGCATCTGCCCATTACCGAGGATGGTTGTTTCCTTGCTTATAAGGCAGTCAGGAGTGACTACAAGGATAAGTATCGTGGAGTATTTGATAACAGTGTTGGTAATGTTTGCAAGATGACACGAGCAAAGGTTGACGATGATCGTAGTCGAGGTTGTTCTGATGGACTTCATGCTGGTGCATTGAACTATGTGGCTAGTTATGGTAGTCTTGAGAATGGCGATAAGATTGTGATCGTCAAGATTAATCCCAAGGACGTTGTGAGTGTTCCTACTGATTGTAACTGTGAGAAACTTCGCACATGCGAATATCTTGTGGTTGGCGAATATCAAGGAGAACTTCTCAAGCCACTGTATTCGGCAACATTCTCAGAGGATGAGTATGCTGGCTATGATGACGAGGATGAGGACTATGATATCCGTGACGATTACTGGGATCAGTTTGATGATGAAGAGGAAGAAGAAGATTATGATGATGAGGACGATTACAATAACAAGTATGGTTATTGATTAAAAGAATTAGTGGAGTCTGGAGACTAAGATAATAGCCTCTGGTATCGAATGATACACACGCTATTTGAGAGGGTTCGATTCCCTCCCGCTATTTTATATTGCTAATGGTGGTAGAGGTTGCCACCCCAGTATATGTTAACAGAGGAAATAGGTAGAGCAATGTTTAGTGATAATCTTGGCTTTAATCCGTTTGATCAGAAAACACTAGTTCCATATAAGGCTGGTAGTAAAAAGTTTTTGGATTCTTTTAAGCAAAAGCATATTTTTGTTTATAACGGCAATCCTCGTAAAAAGATTAGTAGCATGAGTCATACTAATAATCTTGACGAGGCTATAGATGCTAATAAAAATAAAGGTTCTGATGTTTACTTTTATGTTAATGGTGGTCGTAAACTTTTCCATATTGATCAGTTTACTTGTTGCTTTTGTGATATGGATGCTGGTAGAGACAGCGAGGGTAAATATTTTAAGCCTAGTGTTGTGATGCAGCACAAGAAACGATTTCTTAACAAGATTAACAACTTTCCGGTTAAGCCTAGTTGGGTAGTTGATACTCGTAATGGTTATCAGTGCTACTGGATTTTTGATGACCAATCTCGAAAACTTGTTGGCAAGAATAAGACGTACTGGAATGGTCTACAGAAAAAACTGGTAAATTATTTCGGTGGTGATCCAAGAGCGATCAAAGCTAATCAGATTTATCGTGTTCCTTATACTTGGTGGCGTAAGGGTTGGGAAAAGAAGGCTCCGTACTTTACCAGTATTCTGCCAGGATCAACTGGTCAACCAATTAATGTGACCGATTTGCAATCTGCTCTTACTGGTCAAACAACTAACATTGTTATTGATCCCGCTAAGTGCAGCGACGAATGGTACAAAGGCTATGCTAAGGCTTATAAGAAGGCTGATGAAAATGGTCTGCCAGTACCAATAGATGTTGCGAAGCAGATTCTTAGCACACTAGTAAATGATCCTCATAATAAGTCTTACAATAATGATGATCAGTATGATGATGACGATGGCTTGCCGGAAAAGGCTTATGGCGATCCTCAAATGGTTCAACCAGCGTGTCGCGGAGGCGATTGTTTAAATCTGAGCGGTCAGCAGACCAAACTTTTAAAAACGGTCGTGGAGTACCTTAATCAAGCGTCCACAGCGTTGTATTTCAGCAACAATCGCTTTCTGAGTAGTGCGGCCAAAGACCTTGCTGCTCAACTGGGCGACCAATTTTGTGTAGGATAAAAAATGCACGATCCATATGATGACGAAGATGACGGATATGATGACGATTACTATAATAACGATTATGATGATAAACATGATCCTTATAAATTTTATTTCAAATTTGATGTAAATCAAGATTCTCCGTTGTCTGAATGGATCAGCAAAATGATAAACGATATTTTCAAAAAAAAATATGACTTCGATAAGATGATAGTGTTTCCTGTGAATAGTTGGAATCCCAGTACTGGAGATAAAGATAAACTCCAGTACTTGGGATCCAATTATGCTAACGAACCAATTTGGAAAACAAAATATTGGGTTGCTGATCCTATAAACTCAGCATATAAAGCGCATTTACAATCTCATGCTGTTCATTTTATTAACCAACCCAAATACTATAAAGGACTATTTGATA